CCAGCTAATGGTAGGTGAAACAACATCGAATCAAACTCTGATTCGTATTCTTTCATCTGATCCATAATTAAATAATTCATGAAATCTTTTACACGTGTTGACTGTTGTTCAGTTTGTGGATTTCTTAAACCAATAATTTGTGTTCTTACTGGTCCATCACTTGGTAATAATTCTTTGTATGCTTGTGCTTGAAACTGTGTAACTGCTTCTGCTAACACTGGGTGTGTTGCACCAGATGCACCTTGAAAGGGCTCTGTTCTATTTTCATATTTAAAACCTAAAAGATCTAAGCCTGTCTTGTAAGATTGCTCCCATTCTTTTCTTGAACCTTTGTAGTCAATATAGTTTTGAACCATTTCGTTACCAACTGGTTCTAAAACATCGTCAGGTAAAATATCTGCTAAGTTATCAAAATGTGATTCTGTTCCAGGTATATTAATTGCACCTGGTTCAAAGTCGATTGTTGCACCACCATCTTCTTCTGGTACGACTTCTACGGGTCCTTTTGGATCTTGTTCTTCTTCCTGAACGGCTACTTCTTGCAACTCTTCATCTGAAGGTATCTCAAGTTTAGTACGAGTGTTCGGGAGTCCTTTTTCTATTTCTGCCATTTATTACTCCTATGTTCTCTTAACACGATTTAATATGCCTTGCAACCCATGAGGTGTAGGTCCAGATTCTGGTGGTGGTCCTGACTTATCACCACCTGATAGACCACCATCTGCAAAGCCTTTTATGTTTCTAATAAGATTTTCAAATTCTAATGATTGTAAATTTGGATCTTTTATAGAATCTATTCTGTTTGCTTCTTGTGATATATTTTTAGCACCTGCAATGCTTGCCTCTCCTATTAAACTAGCAATACCAAGTGGTGATGCAACTCTTGCAACTCTTGCTGCTAAAGCAGGACTTAAACCTAAATTTAAAAATTTTTGCACGGCGGGTCTAAATTTTGCAGCTTGTTGTACAAGTGCTGGTGCAAATGCAGCCTCTGCTGCAATACTTGCTCTATCAATCGCGGATGTTGGATCAACTCCAAATCCTGCTGTTAGTGCTGCTGTCGGCGCTAGTGTTGGCACAGCTTTTAAAACTGCACCTGTGCCTTTTCCTATATCTTTGAAAAGACCAAGGTCAATGAAACCACTTTCTGCTCCAGAAATTTTAGCTGCTTTTTTTAATGTTCCTCGAGGTAGAACAACGCCTCTTTGTTTTAAATCTCTTAATTGTTGTTCAAAAGGAATTTTTTTTCCAAAATATCTAGTTCGTTTTACCATGCTTGGTTTAGATAAAATTTCTCTTGGTAAAGAATCTGTATAAGTTTGAAATGCTTTTTTCTTATCAGATAAATTTTTAGACGCGCTCCATGCTTTATCAAACCTTGTTCTTGCGGTAGATTCTTTTAAATTTATATCTTTATTGGTCAATGATACATCAAAAGGATCATTGTATCTTCCAGCATTGTGTTGAATTTCAAAAAAATTATCTCCAGATTGAAGTTTATAATTTTTAATTAATTTAGAATTAATTTCTGTTCTTAAACCAGGAGTATTATTTATAAACCATTTTTGTGCATAGGGTTGTAAAACTTTTTCATATTTATAAGGGGTATTTTTATTAATATAGTTTTCTAAATTTTTAAAAGTAATTTGTTTTCCTGTTTTTGTATCTAAAATTTTTGCATTTAAAAATTCAGGTCTTGGAACATACTGTCCATATTTTTCAAGACCTATTGTTTTTAATCTTCTTCCCTTTTTATATTTTCTACCATCTACAAATAAACTTCTCCATAATTCTTCTTTTTCATCATAAGCTGGAGGTGGAAATCCATTTATTGCTGCGTTTCTTTGTCTAGCATTTTGTACTGCTTTTTTTATTTTTTCTGGGTTAGCCTTTACATACTTTTCTCTTGTTTTTTTCTCCCTCGCTTGAAATTCTGGGTCTGTAGCTCTTTTAAATTTTTTTATTTCAGAAGCCCTTCGTTCATAAATTTTTGTTAATAATTTTTTTCTATCTTTTATATCATCTACATTAGTAACTCCAATGTCAGTTGCAATTGCTTTAAGTTCTTTAAAGTTTTTATTAACTAGTGCTTCTGTAGTTACAGGGCTAGTCATACCTAATCTTGAACGTCTTCTCTCTACATTGTCTCCAGTAAATTTTTTTCCACCAGTTGCTGTTTTTCCTTTTTTATTTAAAAATTTTGCAAAATTTGCATTTGATTTTATTTTATATTTAGGATCTTTAACAAATTCCTCTGATAATTTTTTAAACTCAGTGCTATTTGGAGTGTTTACGTTTGCTTTTGCAACCCTATCCTTTCTTTCTTTAATCTTATCAGCATAAGATTTACCTCCCTCTAGTTGTGATTTAGTTATATCGTAATTGGCTTCAACAAGTTTTTTGTTAATATCTTCTCTAAGGCTTTTAATAATAGTCGAAGCTGTTTTTCTATCTATATTAAACTTATTTGCCTGATCAGTCACAAAACCTTTGTATATTTTACCATCAAAGTCTTGTATAAATTTTCTAAATTTAGCAGCACCACCTTTATCAAATAGTATTCGCCCACCATCTGCTTTTGGATTACGTGTGTTAAACTCGTTAAATAACTCTATTTCTTTGACTGATTGTTTAGGTTCAGGTCTGTTTATTTTATCAGCAGTTGTAACTTCATCTTCATCGAAGAGGTCTTGAAGTTCTTCGACTCGTTTTAGAATATCCATTTTACTCTCCTAACATACGAGCAATACCACCTGATGCTTTTTCAGAAATTACTTTTTTCTCACCAATCTCCTCTAATACATCATCTGGAATACCCTCAACATTATCATAAACTTCACCTTTTTGTGGTCCACTAGTTCTTAAATATGAAGTGTCTTCTGTATACTCATCTGCAACTTTTCCTGTTGCTTCATCAGTTTGACCTTTTCCAGGTTTATAATTCATGTAAACATCTTCTGCTAAAGTTTCATCATAAAAATCAAAATCACTATCTAGTTTAGTTCTTTGAATTGTTTTTTCACCTGTTGCAAGATCTTCTGTTAATCGATAGTCTTTATATTCAGTAACAACTTCTCTTTCTTTAGTTGCAGATCTTTCTGTTACATCATCACCCATCTTTTTAATTTTATCCACTAGTTTAAAAAAATATGGTGGAGCACTGCCTGCTGCTTCTGCAGTTTTTTCTACCACAGGTGCTGATGCACCTTTACCTAATATTTTTAATAGTCCTGTCTTAGCAGCACCGATGCCGGCTCCTGCGCCACCCATGAGAGCTAAGAAAGCTCTTCGTGACATACCAGCTTTTAAACCAACACGACCGCCTGTTGCTAAGTCTTCTGGATCGTCGTCTGGTTTTCTCATATTCTTAAATCTTTGTTTTGATAAACCTGTGTATGCTTGATCGTAAAGATCTAATCTTTCTTTTGTAGGAAGATCATCATACACTTTACCCATTCGTTCCGCTAAATTTTCTGCAACAAGTTCTGCATCAACTTTTACATCATTTGCAAATCCTGGTGATGCATCTTCTATTGCATCATCCAACATCTTTTGCATTCTTAATTTTTGTACAGATTGTTTATTTCCTTTTGTTAATCTTTCAGCAATCTCAGCTTCTGTTTCTGTTGCTTGTTTACCACCCATGATACGTGATCCTTGTGGTATTTGTTTTCCTTCAAGATCAAACACTTTAGCTGATCGTGTATTTCTGATTCCTGACTCTGCTTGAAGTTTTTGTTTATTAACAGCTTCTAATTGATTTAAAATATTTTTTAATTGCTCTTCACTTTTAATAAGTCTTGGATCAACACCATTACTTAATAACAAATCCATCATGACCGACTCTTGAAGATCTATTGTTTTAGGATTGGGTAAGGTAATCATAATGCCGTCGTCAGTACGGCCGGCAGCTAGTTTAGCTAAAAAATTTCTAATGATTGTTAACTTCGCCATTATTTTTTCTTGATGCTCTCAAATGGTTTTTTAGTAAAAATTTTAAAACCTCTCTTGACTGCATTGTCATCTAAAGGTTTATTTTTGTATTCATCCACTAGATCTTTAAACTGTCTTTTTGCTTCTTTCATTTCTTTGGTAGGTGCTTTTACAACCATTTTAGGATCTCTTAGCATTTTACTTACAGGATCTTTTTTTAATTTTTTTGCACCACTTTTTACTAAAGCTTTTATTATCTTGGGAGCTGACCCAGCGAAAAATTTTTTTCTCATTAATAATAACTCCGTTTCTGTTTGTCGACTTGTTCGTCAACATAATCTTCAGGATGCGTAATCAGACCACCCTGTCTAAAACGCATGATGGCTTGTGTTGTACTATCTACCAGGTCATCATGATCGCCATAAGGGAAGGCTGCGCATTCTTCCATGACGTCATCCGCAAATTTTTGTTCCGGACACCATATCATACCAGATTCAAAGAGAGGTGCAACAGCATTTACACGGGCGTGCTTATCGTTGCCTTTTGACGGTGTAAAGTTTACAACTGGTATATCCATGTTCCGTAATTCGTATGTAAGAGGCAAACCACTTGCTTTTGCCTCAACAATAACAGATTCAGGTTGCCAGTATTTGTACTGATCTAGTGCTAAACGTCTAAGTTCTGGAAACTCGTATCTACCTTTTACAGCATCTAATAATATCAGATTAGCGGGTTGATCCTCATCAGGATAAAATACACCCCATGTTGTAATAGCTGAGTAATCCGCTGTTTCTTTTTTCAAGAAAGCTGTATCGTAAGATTGTATTACATGATGTAATGTTGGTATCCAATCGTTTGGCCATATCCTCCACCACTCTCGTTTTAATATTGCACCTTCTTCTGCTGTTGGATTTTGCATCCACTGTGCATTCCATTTGCCCGTGGGCAGTGTTGCTTGTACCTTCTCAAGCTCATCTAACTTCCAATACTCAGGCCATACAGGTCTAGCTTTCTCTGATCCGTGGTCCATGATCGCCGGAAATTCGACCACGTGCCACTGATCAGCTTTAGCTTCCTTCTGGTTCTGTATTAACTTACCCGTTAGATCTTTATTAGACCATCTCGTCATAACGAGTACGATCTTACCGCCTGGCTGTAAACGCTGACGTGGTCCTGAGGTATACCACTCATACGCTGACTCTAGTGCCGTTGACGATAATGCATCTTGCTCTGAGTGTGGGTCATCGATAATTAGTAAGTCCGCACCTCTACCTGTGATAGCTCCACCCACACCAGCAGCAAAATATTCTCCACCTTGAGCTGTCTCCCAACGCCCAGCGGCTTTTGAATCTTCTTGTAATCTTGTTTTAAAAATTTTTGTATAATCTTCTGAGTCGATTAAGTTCTTGGCCTTACGACCAAATCTAATTGCTAGTTCTCCTGTGTGCGTTGCCTGTATGATCTTGAGCTTTGGATCACGGCCCACCATCCATGCTGGCAGAAGATAAGATGCAAATTCAGATTTTGTATGTCTAGGAGGCATATTAATGATCAATCGATTTATTTCACCCGATGCAAGTTTATTAAATTTATCAGCTATGTGTCTGTGGTGGGACCCCTCTATAAAATCGGGCCACATACATTTTACAAAAGATAAGAAGTCTTGTTTTGCTTTGCCTTGTATTTTCTTTTCTGCATGTAGAACTTGCAGTTGTTTAAACTGCCTACGGACATCTGATGGCAGCTTACTTATATCGACGTTATTCAAATTCATTTAAAATTTTTTAAAAAATTTTTTGCATCCTATTTAGGATGTTCAACATGTTTTTACCAGCTATAACTCTGTAAATCAAGCAATACAACCTAGAGTAGTGGGACCCCTTTGTACAAAAAAAGGGGGTGGGGTCTAAGTTAAAAAGTATATTAGGGATTGTTTCGGGACCCCTGGCGCGTTAGCGCCAGGGCAGAAAGGATGTTAATCTAATAACACCATATATGCTTTCGCATTGTTTTTGCGAAACCAATTAATATCCGCTCGGACTTTGTCCCATAACTTCGACGCACCGTCAAAGCCTTTTGCTTTGTCCTCTAGTGTTGCGGCCAATTCATTTAAGAATAACCTATCATGTTTGTTAGCCTCTTCCTTGGTTAACATAATAGATTCACCATTGAATCTATTCATTCTTTTTTCTGTTTTTTCTTTTGACATATTTTCCTTTCTGTTAATAGGATTATCCTATACTATTTGGTCCATTGTTGTCAACTTGTTTCTCAACTATTTCTGTATTTGTATAAGTATAACCATAACTAGTTTCACGAGTAACTTTCTTAGGGTCCTCGATAGGTGTTTCGAGGGGCTCGTTTCTAGGGTGTAGCCTAATGAATTCTTCCCAATGTGCAAAGGCAAAATCATTCCAACAACCTTGACTACAAAAATGGCTGAACTGATGTTGAGCGTTCCAACTAGTTTGTCTAATCTTACGAGTTCTTAAAACTTTATTTCCTTTGCCACCTCGCACCCTGTCAAGGGTG